GATGGTCGCATACGTACAAATTTTAATCTTATATTTACTACTAGCGGTAGGCTTAGTAGTTCTGGGAAGTTCAACGCTCAGCAAATACCTCGCGACAATCCTATTATCAAAGGTTGCATCAAAGCTCCAGCGGGTTTTAAGATCGTTTCGCAAGACTTGACCACAGCCGAGATGTATTATGCAGCTGTGTTAAGTGGTGATAAGAATCTACAAGAAGTATTTTCTAGCGGTGGAGACTTTCACTCAACTATTGCTAAAATGGTGTTTGATTTACAGTGTCCTGTTGAAGAAGTCAAAAAGAAGTATGGCGGTAAGCGTCAAAGCGCTAAAGCTATTTCATTCGGTATTTTGTATGGTTCAGGTGCTAATAAGGTATCTCAGACTGTATCTAAAGCTACTGGTGAAGACTATCCCGTTGAGCGTGCTCGACAAGATATTAAACAATACTTTACCAAATTTAGTAAACTAAAACAATGGTTAGATACTCGCAAATCATTTATTGAACAAAATGGATACACTTACAGCTTTTTTGGTAGAAAACGCAGATTGCCAAATGTCTTTAGCTCAGATAAAGGCATTGCCGCTCACGAAGTTCGTTCAGGTATTAATGCCGAAGTACAGAGTCTTGCCAGCGACGTTAACTTGCTTGGAGCGATGCGAACAGCAGACGAAATTAAAGCAAAAGGCATTGATGCAAACATCTTTATGCTTGTCCACGACTCGATCGTGGCATTGGTTAAGGAAGAACACGTAGAGCAGTACTGCGAAGTTTTAAAACGCAACACTCAACATGATTGGGGCTGTGGTATTCCTGGATCACCTATTGGTGTTGACCAAGATATTGGCGATGACTATAGTTTTGGTGACTGGGAGGGTTACTATGAAGTTGCAGGAGATCGTATTTCCCGTGTTCAGGCTGGGTGAGAAGCAGCCTGAAACTGTTGACCAAGTAACTCTGTTTAAGTCAGAATATAGTGATAAAGATACTGCCGAACAAACTACAAACTATAGAGTAGTCGATGATAAGTCTATTAACAAACCCACACTAGGTTTACGCAGGCTCGCCTTACAAAGTAAGGTAACATTGTTTCCTATAGGTTCGGCAGTATACTTTTTAGTAGACATAATTAAATTAGCAAAATCAACAACGTGGTTTATAGATAGCCACGGAAAAGTATTTCAACACAAGAAAACTGCTCGCGCCAAACTGACAACAAAGAAGATAACTAAAGTATTACCTGCGGATGGTATAGGGTGTGTAATAGAACTTGAAGGTGTGTCACACAGATTCAAAACTATGAAACAGCCAGAAAGCTATCAACAGTATGCAGGAGTATTATATATGGATAACAGCTACCTATTCTACGGATACTATGATTATCCACAAAAAGATACTTGGAGATTAGTATAATGCCAAAAGCAGTAATCTCAAATCGTATTTATATGGATAACCCAGGAGTAGATCATACTAAACAGGTTATTAAAGCACTTACATATAAAATACATAAAGACACTGGATCAAAGAAGTTTGCTAGTATAGAAACTATTAAAAATTATAAGTCACTAATAAAAGGTATCTTATCTATTCCGCAAGGTCGCATAGACTTAGTACCACAAGAGTATGAAATAATAGACAAAAGAGTATTGGTAGAAGCTCCGTTTCCTGTCCCTAAGTTTGAGCTATATGAAGATCAGCAGATAATCTATGACGAAGTCAACGATACTTGCTTTATCAATGCCTTACCAGGCTGGGGTAAAACTTTTACCGCATTACACTTAGCTCGCAAGTTTGGGCAGAAAACATTAGTTATTACCCACACAGCAGCTTTGCGAGATCAATGGGTTGAAGAGATTGAAACATTGTTTGGATGTAAATGTGGTCTTATTGGCGGTGGCGACCTAGACTACGAAGATCATTTCATTACAGTAGCAAATATACAGACTTTAGTAAAACATGCTGAAGTACTTGCAAAAGAGTTTGGTACAGTTATCCTAGATGAAGCTCATCACTGCCCAGCAACTACATTTGCAGGTACAGTAGATAGTTTTCATGCTCGTTATCGTATTGCATTGTCGGGTACAATGATACGCAAAGACGGCAAACATATATTATTTAAAGATTATTTTGGCACTACTGTACTAAAGCCTCCTGCTTCAAATACTATACCGCCTACCATACATATGGTAAAAAGTGGCATTACACTTAAACCTAATGCAACATGGGTTGATAAGATTACCGACTTAACCCAAAGCGAAAATTACAGACAATTTATTTCAGATATAGCTAAAATGCACGTTGCCGAGGGGCATAGTGTATTAGTTATTGCAGACCGAGTAGAATTTCTAGAAAAGGTAAAAGAGTATGTTGGTGAAACGTGTTTGTTGGTTACTGGGAGTACCAGCTTTGAAGATCGACAAAAAGCAAAGGAACAAATCCTTGCCAAAGAAAAAATGTGCATTGCTGGAAGCAGGCAAATATTTTCAGAGGGAATTTCAATAAACATACTAAGTTGTGTAATTCTAGCAGTACCTATGTCAAACGATAGTTTACTAGAACAAATTGCTGGTAGGATTATGCGAATGCATGATGGCAAACTAGACCCGATTATAGTAGACATTCAATTTGCTGGGTATGCTGATAAAAAGCAAAACACAGATAGGCTTGGGCTTTATCTACGCAAAGGCTGGAAAGTATTAGCGTAGATAAAATTTCACTTGTCAAGCGGTATCCAAAATGGTATAATAGTTATTAAGTTTCAGTATATGACCCTTTTCTTCAACCTTGGATTGCTTGAGTCCGAAACACAATGTGATTCAACAAAATTAGTTGAAACTTTAAGATTGCATTTTATTAGAAAAACTATTCCTAAAAACCAATACAGTAAAATCAAACCGATTTTTAACTTAAAAGGCAATAGTTTTCTAATAAACCCTGCGCTACTATTTACTGATACCAGCACAGATATTGTCTATAAAGCACAATACATCCGATTAGCGGGGCGTAGAACATACGCAATATATAAACATTACGGTTATACATATCTAGACCTATCATTTTATTCAGATATTGACCTTGACGCAATAAAACCAAATCCGCTACTAAAAATAACAGAAAACAAAATCCACTTCAAATACGAGGAAAAATAAAAATGGCACTTAGCTTTAAAAATACCAAAGGTAAAGCACAATCAAACAAAGTCGAATCTTACGAATATAAAGATGGCGAAAATACGGTCCGCTTAATTGGCGGAGTTCTTCCACGATACATTTATTGGCTGAAAGGCACTAATAACAAAGATATTCCAGTTGAATGTTTGGCGTTTAGTCGTGAAAAGGAGAAGTTTGATAACATTGAAAAAGATCACGTTACCGAGTACTTCCCAGAAGCAAAATGCTCTTGGAGTTATTCTGTAAATTGTATTGACCCTAAGTCGCAAAAAGTTGTTGCTCTTAATCTCAAAAAGAAATTATTTGAGCAAATCGTTACAGCGGCTGAAGATTTGGGAGACCCTACTGACTATGATACAGGTTGGGATGTTGTATTCAAGCGTGTAAAGACAGGACCACTGCCTTTTAATGTTGAATATACACTACAAGTTTTGCGTTGCAAGGCTCGCCCATTAACACCTGAAGAACGTGCTATGGCTGATGCTGCTAAAAATATTGATGAGAAGTTTGCTCGTCCTACCGAAGCAGATGTAAAAGCCTTGTTAGAAAAGATTACTACTAACCAACTAGAAGAAGGTGAAGCAGAATCTTCAGAACAAGAAGCAGTCAAAGAATTAGGTTAAAAAACTAAAGCCCGCTAAACTTATACGCTTAGCGGGCTTTTCTGTCTCAAAGGCAATATGAAAGTATTATTTACTGCTGACGTACACATCAAACTGGGTCAGAAGAACGTGCCTGTCGATTGGGCAAAAAA